CTATGTATTCTTCTTCAGCAAGAACAGCACGCTCCGCATAATCCTCAATGAACCACCATGTACACCAGTTCTTCATAGAAATGATGTCGTCCATGCCTGCATTGACTGCAGCCTTGAAGATTGATTCGTCAAAGATCAACTCGTAGTCGTTAATAATACGTTCTTCGTATTGATCAAAGAATTCACAAGTGTCTTTGTATCTGATGTGACTAGAAGCACATCCAGAGATGCAGCCATGATTGGCAATATCTTTGAGTGTGTCCATGTCATACGTGTCACACAGGTAATCGTGTGGATCGTTGTTGAACAGTGTCATGATTGACCTAGTGAAGTGGTTAACTAGTTGAATACAATCGCAGGCTGTGTGCACATAACCGCATCCATAGGATGGATCTTTGTACACTTGCCAAACTTTTTACACTTAGAATCGTAAGCTGTCAGATTATGATTAACCCATAACCCGAGACTAATCAAAGGATTAATCATTAGGTTAAGGATTGCACGTCTACTGACTTTGCTGTACCTGTAAATCGATCCCTTGGCCCATGCAACCTCAACGATTCCATAGACTGGATCGATGTACATTACCTCAACAGCTTTTGAGGTTCGGTGAGTAACTCTGAAGTACAAAGCAATGAAAAATAAATGGATGTGCCATGATCAGTCAAACGGGTGGCTCCGTCTATCGCTGAGTCAGTGTTAAACACTGGTTACCTGGTGCCGTGGTAACTCGCCCTCTTAGTCAGCGGTAACTATTTTGTTGTCCAGGTGCTGTGACTATCATTGCACAAGTGGAGAGGTTCCGCTAGGTCAATGGTGACACTGTAATGATTGGCCCGTTCAGATCTGAAGTAGAGTCTTACTGAAGCCAAGGTATCTAACGCTAGGCCAAAGCCATCAGGGCGTTCGATGCATCAAACATGCCAGGCGATCAACGATTGGTCAACATCAGATTATACAATTGATGTGCATATTTTATACCAACCCAGTCATAGCAAAAGGTTAGAAACAGAGGCGCAACAGATAGATATAGAAAGAGAGCAAGATATTGACTGCGCTGGACAGCTTCGACCCAATAAATAGCCTTAACCCTAGTGAATTGCGTTAGTTTATGGAACTAAGGGAACCAAAACACCCCCTTGGGGGCTCCTGGATCCGGCGCATATAGAGGATAGGGCAGACAAAATTATGTAATTTTTTCCTCTTGAACCACAAATGAACATTCAATCAGTCGATTGTCGTAATCAAACGCTTGAATAACGTAAACATCTGGTGCTACGTTAACAAGACCCACAATTACCATAGAAAAAATGTATTCACACATTCAAACTACCATTTTAGTATCAATAACAAGTTCTTCATCGTGAGCTTCAGGACCAAACCCTTCAGACTTAATGACATTCATATCAATAGGTTCTTTAGGTAAAGACAAAGCAATAAGAGGTTCCATCCAAGCATACAATTCTTTGGATGAATCTAGGAACTTAGCTGGACCTAATACTTTTTTCATTTCTTTAACAGTAGTCACACCTTGACAGGTAAACTTATAAAGAACAGTAAAGAAATTAGGACCTTCACGAACACGATGAAACTCTACATGTAGTCCTTTTGTATTGTGTATGTATTCTGGTTTACGCATAGTATCTAAGAGTTGATAAGTAGAAACATTCAGTGTTTCCAAAATCAACCGGGAGTTAGTAAAAGTTAAATAAATGTTGTCTTTTGAATTTAACCCGTGGGCGGTACTTACAAAATGTCCATTCAGCGGACATAAGTAAAGGGGATAATTACTATCCCCCTTAGCCAGAAAGGCGAGTCCACCCTACTCTCCTCCCTGTATACGGTAGGGGTTTCTCTTAAAACCAGGTGGGGACTGAACTTTTAGGATTACCGTTAGCTTGTCTTCTTTGGTTAATATCCATACCTAAAACCATGTGATTAGCAGCAGCTTGGGGGTCATTTTGCCACTGTGCGAGCATGTCATTCCATTCATCCATCTTACGATTTTTGATTGATTCATGAGCAGAGATAGCAAGTGCATCAGTAAAGTATTTAACACCTTGAGCTAGACAGTCAATTCTGTCATCGTGTTTAACGGCACCTTTTTCTTTACACATGCGGCTCATTTGATAAAACAGCATATACATGAGACGTTTTTCGGGTGCTTCATCAGGATTAGATTTAAAGTCCCAATCAATAACTGATTTGTCAACGACTAATCGGTGTTGGTTAAGGATAGGTTCAAGAGCATCAATAATCCTGTCTTCTTTACGAACATTGGCACGAACCTCTTCAATATCAACTAATTGTTGACGTTGGATAAGGTGTTTTTTAAATAATTCAGCAACAATACCATCACCAAAGTTAGTTTCAATAACTAATTTAGTAACGTTATATTTGTTACAACCTCTAAGAATATCTAGCAAGGTATTGTCAGAGTACCCGTCTCTGTAAGCACGCATTTCGTGCAAGTAGAGGAAGCCGTTTTTCTGAGATATGAATGCTGCTGAAGTTTCGTCAGTTCCTCTACCCGAAGGGTCAACCGAGCAGATTCTTTCTGAGTAAGGTGTCCACTCACCAGTGAGTTGCATTGGAGAATAAAAGTAATCTCCTGGGAGACCGACTGTGGGTAAGTCTTTAATAAGGTTTTGTGGGTCTGAGCACCAGACGACATTGTCAGGAGCAGAGGAGGGGTTAACAGAAGTAACCACAAGGTCTGCCATTTTAAGAGGGAATTTTTCTGCATCACTAAGGGAAGTATCGAGCATAAACTGAAGCATGAAGTTGCTACGGCCCATAGCTGCTTCACGTTCAAGTAAATCATTAGCATCAAACCGATCAGGATCAGTAACTGACCAAGCTTCAGCACCGTTATCGATGTCAGCTTGTAATTGAGGAGCCATCAGTCCTTCGTAATTGGATGTTTTACGAGGGATACGTGCAGGCCAAACAAAAGGTTTGTAGTTACGTTCTGCTAGTTTTCTGTAGACAGTAAATGTAGTTTGTGGAGTACCTAAGTACATAATTCTGGAGTCATCCTTAGGAGTAAGGATAGATTCAGCCTCAGTACAAAGTTGTAGAAGTTTCTCGCGCATCATCTCAGAAAGTGAGTTGCCGGGAACCTCTATATCGTCGAGGATCATCAGGTCGGCCCTAGAACCGGTCAGTTGCCCCGTTATCCCAACTGACTTAACAGAAGGGGCCTGGTGAGGGCTACAAGCAACGTCAAAGGAGATACGAGACCAACGAGAGTCATCACCCTTAGGCTGTAAGTGTTTAAGCCAAGGTGTCTCAATAATCAGCTTCTGAAGGAAGATAGACATGTTGTCAGCACGTTCCTTAGAAGCCGAAATAATCATGATCTTTTTTTCAGGGTTATTAAAAAGCGTCCACAGAACAAAGGCTCCAGTAATCCAGCTTTTTCCCACTCCACGGAAAGCTTGTATTTGAAGACGTTTAGGTCCATGTTGAATATAGTCTGCGATTGCATATTGTGCTCTAGTGGGTGAAGGTAAATCAAGTTGTTCCCACAATGCTTGTAAGAACAGTTTAAAGTCAGCCTGTAAGGCATCTAAGACGTTTGTCATCTAGTCATTAAGGTCATTGGTCGCGGAACCCAAGTTTCTGGTTTATTAGGCTCTTCATTTGCAAATTGTTCTTTTGTATGGTCTACAAACGTTTTAGCAGGGCTAGTTCCAGTCAAGCCTTCAACTAATTGATCTAAAGTCATTAAACCTTGCATATAAGGTCCAACTACAGGGACATAGCCTAAAGCTTTTCCAGCAGCGTATTTACCTAAACGTTTAACAGCATCCGTAGGATCAAATTTAACATACTTACCGTATTTACCCCCTTGAGCACGTGGTTGCCAAGTATCTTCTGAGATACGGTTTCCGTAACCTATTAAAGTATCGTCATCAATAGTTGGATAAGCTTTAAAAGCACCTTTAGTAAACCGGTCATACGCTTTTGCACGAGCATTCTGTTTACTTGGTTCACCTTTAAACCGCATGTCTAAAGGATCATCATCAATGGCTTCAAATACATACCGTGAATCAAGTTTCCTATCAATTTTAGCTGCAGGTATTTCGTCAATCATTTGATTAACTGTTGCACGGATGCCGTACTGTTGAACTTTGGTAGTAGGGTTAGTTGGGCGATTATAACCAAAATCTTTATTTTGAAATGACAAATGGGCTCCTTGCCGTTGAGGTGATAGATCAACATTAATACCAGTAACTGGATTAATAATCATGAGACCACCTTGTTGGTTACTCTTAGGTTGATTACGTTGTAAACTATCTAAAATGCGTAGAGCTTCTTTTGCATCTGGAGTAGGATTACTCCCAGTAGGCATTCCTAATTTAAAAAGAAGTTGAGAACGTTCTTCTACTGAAAGATTCTCCTTGTCAGAGTTAAAGCTAGTTTTTGGTTCCATTAAAAAAAAGCCGTCCATACGGACGGCAATATGTTTAGTAAAGTTAGTTAATATGTTTAGCTAAGACGTACTCACGTAAATGGTTAACACCAAACGTTGTACGCATAAAATCTAAATAGGGCTTGCTTGCCTTGTTCTGATTACATCTTTGACAGGCTGGTACGATATTAGAGGCGATAGTTTCGCCACCAGCACTGCGTGGAATAACATGATCGAGAGTAAGATTAGATAATTCATAAGATTCTCCACAGTAGACACATGTACAGTCAAAATGTTCCTTTAGAGCTTTGCGCCAAAGTTTTTTAGACATAGAACTATTCATGGCTATCAGGTTTTGTAAATAGTGATCAGGTGTAGGAAGCAAGGGTGTCATCAGCGAGTTCGTTTGTTATTACCGTGACCATTACGTGCACGATTTATTTTCATAGATTCACGTCTAAGATTACCCTTGCTGTCATGAGACATATCGGGTCCTCCTTTGCCGTAGACGCCGGCTTTACGACGTGCTTTATTTAAACGAGATCTGTATGCTGATTTACCTGGTTTTTTGTTATATTCCCGCATGTAACTGCGGTGCTTTGCTGCTGCTTTAGGATTAGCTGCGTAATATCGAGATGTTTTACCTTTTTCCATATAGACGAGATTGAACCATTTCAGGATCTACTTTTGGAAGCATTTTTGTAAGTTTGTCTAGAGGATTACCGTCATAAGCAATTCCACTGATGTCATTTTTATGTAACCAATCGCAAGCTGCTTTTAATTCATGAGCAGTAGCTTCTCCAGCTTTAATGCGTTTAAGAAACTCCTCAGTAACTAAATTATGCAGCTCATTAAACTGATCTTCAGTCGCTTTCTTTTTTGACACGGGCTTTCTTAGCTTTGGTTTTTTTTACTACTGGGGCTTCAATTGCATAGCGTGTTTCACCAGGCTCATGCATAAGATGTGATTCAGCCTGTGCTGCTTTTTCAGCAGTTAGAAAAGTACCCAACACCTTTTGGGTGTATAGGTCTACAAGTTTGTAAGTCATAATTAAGCGTATTTAGATTTAGAAGATTTGCGTGCTTTTTTAACAGGAAATTTCATAGATGGAACCCATTCCTGCATGTGATGATCCCAAACTTTATTTGACCCCATGGGCTCTTTGTTACCACCAGCATCACTACCTTTCTGATGTCTTACACCAGGACCAGCCTGTGCAATATACTTTTTTCGTGCCATAATAAATTAATTTCTTAGGACAATTTGATCTAGTTTGTTTTCAATACGCACCATATGATCTTCCATACGCTGAACCATTGTTGATAAGTCAGCCTTAGATACATAGTCTTGAGCCACGCTAAGTTCAATAG